GGTATCGACGTCTTTCTCGTTGGGGGAGGAGGAAGCGGTGCTGGTGGCGGTTCAAATAGTGATGACGGAGGTTATGCGCAGGGGGCAGGTGCTGGTGGTGGCTACACAAAAACTACTAAAAATGTTGCTGTTGAAGTAGATACGGAGTACACCATCACTATTGGCTCAGGGGGTATCGGGCATGCTGCTTACAGAACGAATGGGAAATCAGGTGGAACCACATCTGCGTTCGGTCAATCGGCACTTGGCGGTTCAGGCGGCAATGCAAATTGTCATGGTGGCAACGGGGGATCTGGTGGCGGTGCTGCTGGATTTGGTTCTAATGATCGCGGGGCAGCTGGCGGTATGGACGGCTCCAATGGTGGTTCTGTTGATTCAATGCCCGGTGGTAAAGGGCAGGGTACCACCACAAGAGAATTTGGCGAAGAGAACGGCAAACTATACTCCTCTGGGGGTGATGGATACAAGAGTCCTCCCACGGCAAGAGATGCAAATTCAGGGAATGGTGGCCACGGCAATGGCTACGGAGAAAACAAAGATGGTGCTGGTGGTTCTGGAATCGCAATCATCCGCAATGCAAGGGGGGCTGCATAATGGCAAAGAGTATGGCACTTATCAAAAACGGCACTATAACCAACATGCTATGGTGTTCCGATTCTGAACCGGAAACGGCCTCCCTTATCAACCCCACAGACCGTCCCGTGGCTATCGGCGATACCTACAGTGACGGCAAATTCTACCGGGATGGTACGGAAATCCTCACCCCGCTGGAAGAGGCACTGAAGAAGAACGCCGAATACGAAGGCGCTCTATCAGAAATTGAAACCGCTTTGGGGGTGACCACGTGACCATCGAAGAACGGAAGCAGAGAATCCTTGCGAAAATCGCGGAAATGAAGGCCGAGGACGCGGACATGCAGAACGCCCTGACCATTTTGGAGGTGAAGCCGGATGAAGACGTGGAGTAATGGAGCCAAAAAGCGGCTGGTGGAAATCCGCGCCGCCGAGGACGGTGAGCAGGATATGCGAGCCATCGCCGCAAGCATTGCCAAGCTGCCTCCCGGTCAGCTGAAAAAAGTCCTCACTGACGACATCATTGCCATTCTGGCGAAGTACGGGGTGGTGATTGCGTGACCGTCAAACAGATTCAGTGCTTGCTCACCTATCTGGGCTATTCTCCCGGCACGATTGACGGCATTGAGGGCAGGAATACCCAAGGGGCAATCCGGGCGTTTCAGGCCGACTACGGGCTTACCGTGGATGGGATATTCGGCATCGGGACGGAGGCACGTATCCGGGAGGTCGTTGCTTCCGGAGAGCCGCCCCAACAGCCCCAAGACGCCCAGGGGACGGAGGGCGGCGCAGACTGGTGGCAGGATATCCGGTATTTCAAGCGCGCCGAATTTCGCTGCCCCTGCGGCCGCTGCGGCGGATTCCCGGTGGAGCCGCAGGAATCCATTGTGCGAACCGTGGACGAGATCCGCTACAGGCTGGGCATCCCGATTTCCATTGTGGACGGCGGCGGTTCCGGCGTGCGGTGCGCGGCGCACAATGCGGAGGTCGGCGGCGTGGCCAATTCTCAGCATCTGTTTGGGCTTGCCGCTGATCTGCACAGTGCCGCAAGTCCGGCGGAGATGAAAGCCGTAGCGGAGGAAGTCATGGGGCACACTGGAGGAATTGGGCTGTACGGCTGGGGCATTCATGTGGATACCCGTCCCGGCTACGCTCGGTGGAACAGCTGAGGAAGAAGGAACGAGATGAACGAATTGGTAAAAACTGCCGTTACGATTCTAATCACGCTGATCGGGTCGGCGGGCTTCTGGAGCTATCTGGATGCCCGCCGGACAAAGAAAAGTGCGAGCACTCGCCTTTTGATAGGAATCGCCCACGATAGAATCACATTTCTTGGTATGAAATACGTGGAGCGGGGGTATATCACCCGTGATGAATACGAGAATCTGAACGACTATCTTTATGAGCCATATGCAGAAGCCGGAGGCAACGGCTCTGCGAAACGTGTAATGGAGGAAGTACGGAAACTTCCGCTACATAACTAAGGAGGAATTATATTATGCTGGAATATTTCATTTATCACTACGGCACGCAGATTATTGCGGCCATTCTGTGCGCGATCTTCGGCTGCCTGGGCTATGCCATCAAGAAGCTGGCTGTGAAGTACATCAACGACGACACCAAGCGCGCGATCGCCCACGTGGCGGTGCAGTTCGTGGAGCAGGTGTGGAATACCCTCCACGGCGCGGACAAGCTGGCCAAGGCATTGGAGACCGCCGAGGCACTGCTGAAAAAGAAAGGCATTGATTTTGACGCTGAGGAAATGCAGATTCTGATTGAGGCGGCTGTGGCTGAATTCAATGAAGCATTCAAGAAGCCGCTGACAGAGGAATCCACCGCCGACGCCGTGCGGCGGGTAGAAGCGGCAACTGAATAATATGGAACATCCCCCGGCCTTCCCAAAAGGAAGGTCGGGGGATTCTTTACGTCTAGCAGGAAATGGAAGAAAAGAAAAACGGGACCGGTGCAGGCACCAGTCCCTGAAAAGGATTAACACATCCTTTTGTGCTACAGGCACATTATACACATGTTTCAGCCATTTTGTCAACAATTTTTTTAACGAATTCGTAGTTGGAACGCAGAACAGCATTGTCAGTAAAATAATCCTTGTGTAGAACAAAACGTTTGTCCAGTAAATCCTTTAGCTTTTGAATTTTATGCTTTTTTATTCCAGAACTTGTCACAACTGAATTGAAGCAGCAAAGCATTACAACAAAATCGTGTACAGACCGGTTCCCCATTTTCTTGGTCCTGCTTCTGGCGGAAATTCCATCAATAGTCGCGACAAATGAATTAGCCATTCTGTTTTGTGTAAAATGACTACCGGAATGATCAGCTAGGTTGTTTATGAGACAATTATTATGGGCGGCGGCATTTCGAAGAAACTTTACAATCCTTAAAGTACCTACATGGATAGATTTGGAAGGATATTTGCGATAATAGGTATCACAGAAATTTATCAAGTCACCGAATGAAAGCACTTCGACAAAAGCCCATATAGGAAAGCGATCTTTATATTTTTCAATCAGATCTTCACAATAGGAATCTTTTGACTTTCTTTGTATTCCCTCTGATACTTCTGGATGGCAAAAAAGAAATTCCTCAACGATCGCGTATCCGTCTTCGTTCTTATTGTCCGAAATGTTTTTGAGAAGATGAACTTTGAGAAAATGCTCAATATCGAGCGTGAAATTTAGAACTATTTCACGCAGATACATATCCAGCGTGGACAACTCTTGGAGATACGCAAAATCCACATTAAAATACTTCCCTGCATTTTCACCTTGAGAGAATTTTGAATAATTTTTGCAGAATGCTTTTAACTTAAAATAATAATTATTTTCTGAAAGAAATGCGGCGGCTTGCTGCTCACTGACTATATTGAATTTTATTCCTTTGACGTCTCGCATATAAGTGACTTGCGCCTCTATCGTTAACTTAGGCCGCGCTTTATTGTGAATAGTGTCATTCGAATAGTTGACGATTTTGGCCAGCCAGAATTTGTCTTCCATCGATAGTTCTCCCCAATTTCGCTATTTTCTACAGTCTACTATATGCGTTACTCAAATTCAATCGACAATGTAAACAAATTTTGATGAACTCTTCGACACCCACACCTACGCCGCCCTGCTGCACAGGCGGCTACCCTTTCAAGACAAAACAACCCGGCTCAGGGCCAGCCAAGGTCAGATTGGCAGCCTTCTAACACTGAAATGCTCAACTTGTTCTTGCAATTCGCGAACAATAAAATTTGGAGGTAAAAAACATGTTTGAGTATTTTATCTACACCTACGGCGTTCAGATCATGGGCGCTATCCTGTGCGCAATCTTCGGCTTGCCTGGGCTATGCTATGAAGCAGCTTGCAGCCAGATCCCTGACCGATGA